ACAGCAGCACGACGAGTAGTGGTGTTACCCAGAACATAGTCAAGACGCTTCTTCAGTTCATCATAGGACTTGAACTGGTCAGGAGCAACGAGTTCTGCAAGAGAATACTCCTTCTTCCAGATTGCTTCCATTGCGTCATCGTCGTCCAGGAGCGCGTCCTGGCGTGCAAACTCGGAAGAGTCGTAGTTACGATAACCGGCAACGTTCTTTGCCTTCAGCTTGAAGTTAGCACCCTGCCAGAAGTCAAACGGATCGATTGCTTCCTCGTCTTCGAACTCGGGTTGCATTGCAGCAGTGAGTTTGTCGAAGATCTTCTTACCGAACTTATACAGGAACACCTGACCCTCGTTAGAAGGATTAGCAGGGTCTTTCACGACATAAATGTTTGCCACATAAGTCAGTTTACGCTTCTGCTTACGTGCAGTCTCCTTGCCTGCATCTGTGCCATTGTTCCACAGAGAGGTGTTGTATTCAGAGACAGGATCTTTCTGATTGAGAGTGGTGAGAGAGTTCTCAATATACCATCCACCAGGACCTTGGAAGGCATGGGAATAGAGTTTCACGAACGGCAGATCCTCGCCGTTGGGAGCAGGAAGGAAACGGATAACGGCATAACCATTGCCGCCTTTATCACACTCCAGTTTCCAGATACGGTCATCACCAGTGGTGCTGCCGTTGTTATTCATTTTCTCGACTTCCTTGACCAGTTTGGCGGTCAAAGAACCAAGCTTAGATTGCTTCTTAAGGTCTGCGAAAGACATTTGGATTACCTCGGATTAGTTTGGATTCGTTGGATTTACTTGGATAGTATAGCAAGGATTGGGTTGCTAGTCAACATACAATTTCAAGTTTTTAATCGTCTCAGTCATGGTTTGGAAAAACGTATTGACATTAGTATTGGGTGGGAAACCCAATAAGATGAGCGATTGTTGCAATTCCTCTTTCATTTTGATCGCTTGTGGATCATCTGAAAGAGATAGTCGTGTATACATGAGTTGTTGTTTTTGCAGCAACTGAGTCATTTTTTCAATGTGTTCATTCTTTTCTTCGACAGATAATGTAGGAAAAGTTGAAAGTTCTTGGAAGATATCAGTTTGTAATTCATTGATAACTTCTAGTTCTTCCCGAACAATTTCAGAGTCAAAAAAACTCATACTACTCTTCTCCTTCCTCTGTAATTTCTTCAGTTGGTTCTACCTCAACTTTACTAGATTCAATTTGTTCTAATACTTCAATAGCACCCACTAGTTTATAGCGAGTGTTAGTCAAAGTAGTCATATCTTGATTCAGTTTGACAAGTTGCTCTTTCAAATTTTCAAGAACATCATTATTTTCAAGTGCCATTGTTAATAATCTCCTTCAGAATTTTCTTATGGTTGAACACATCAATATTTAGAAAGGGAATATATTTTCTAATTTTCAAACTTACGGATTCCCACACCGGATCATTTAACTTCTTATCAAAGTTTTTTGAGAAATGGAATATGATTTCGTAGATTGCTAAGGTTTCTAGAGAGATACTCCCGCTTAGAAATCTTTTGAGAATCTTTGGGTGTCCTTTCGAACAATCGAATAGATTCTCTAATTCGTTCTGAGAGAGTAATTCGTTGCTTTGTTCTTTGAACAAGTAAGTCAAACTCTGTTGGCGTTTCATCCAATCGGCGTATTTTCTTTCGCCAGAATTGATAATTTCTCCAATCCATAGGTTTTGTGGGTTGTCAGTGGAAACAAAATTGGATACTAAAAAATCTACGACTTCTTTGTCCGAATACTTACGGGAAGTTTTCTCGAACCAATACTTATCCCTCCTTTTATTGAAGGATGCCATTGAAGCACGGGTCTTTGCCCCATACTTAAAGAAGTCGTATTTTGGATTTGTGAAATGATTTTTGAGTGACAAATAATGTTGATAGGTTTCAAAAGGTGTCACGGTCATAGAGGTAGTTTTGCTCTCGAAGTTTTCTTCATGAAATTCAGACTGATAGCATCATACTTCAATCTTTCTTTCAGTGGTTTAGAAATCAATTTTGTCACTGAGTCTACCTCAATACTATTGATTTCGCAATAGTAACAGATGGCATCAATGTAGTTCATGCCTTCTTTTGCTACTATATTTTCTATTTCCATAGAAAACTTAGATGGCGTTAGAAATTTACTCTCTAATGCTTGTTCTAGTTCTTTATTTGTTTCCATAGAGTTCCAGTTTATCTCCAACAAATTTTCTAATGTATTTGCCGAGAAGTTTGATGTACTTTGATTTGTCTCGTTCTTCATAGACGACGCATTCTCCATTTTCACATGCCATAATAATTACAAGTTTTTTGACGGAAATCCCTGTCAGTTCATACAACATACAGCCATACGCCATACATTGGACGAAATAGTGATCGATCCACTCTCGTGGTTTTGGTTTTGCAGATGTCTTAAAGTCGATTATTGCTAACTCACCGTCGTATTCAGCGATGCAGTCAACCGTTCCGGCAATACCTAATTGCTTACTGTAAAGAGATCCCTCAAGGGCGTGTATATTATTTATATTCCTTAATTTATGCTTAGAAATCTTAAACAAGAAGTCAGAGATAGGTTGAACTTTGGGTAGTTCTTCATTCTTAAGGAAATGTTCGGTAAGAGTGTGCATGTCCGTGCCACGACTGGTTGCCCTTTTCGTGATTCGATCTGCCTCTTCATTACCGACTTTTTTACGCCACTTAACAAAGATTTCTTTATTAAAATGACTTGTGATAGAAGTAATAGAAACTAACTTAAGTAGTTCTTCTTCATCTGGAACTGAATAATACCGGACACCATCTATAGTTTCCCTCTCAAGTTTGGGGAGATCAATATCAACATGATTAAACATTACATACCTGCTTCCATTTTTGCGACGATGTATTCTCTGACCAAACCTGAGCGAACAATGTCTTCTATTTCAAATTCAATAATATCAAAAGAAGGCATCTTTCTCAAGATGTTCATGAAATCCATAATACCATTACGATCATTGGTTTTTGTTAAATCTGATTGTCTGGCATCGCCACAGAAACAGATTTTACTATTTTCACCAATTCTTGTAATTATACTATCAAGTTCATGAAAATTCAAGTTTTGGAATTCATCAACGATAATAATTGCATTATCGAGAGTTGTTCCTCTCAGAAATGAAGTGCTCCAGAATTTGATTGTCTCTTGTGCCTTGAGGTTTCCATACAACATTTCAAAGTCAACATCGGATGACATTTGAAACATATACTTCACCATAGACTTGTATGGAATCTGATAGAGAGAAGATTTGTCCTCATGATCTCCAGGTAGAAATCCAATCTCGCGAGTGGCAATCAGAGATCTAACAAGATATACATTCTGATATGGAGTATTCTCATCAAGAACATCTCTCAGTGCATTGTAAAGGGTAATAAAAGTCTTACCCGTTCCTGCACATCCATATGCAACAATGTGTTTGTCACTGTTGTATGAATCAAACAATCGTTTCTGATTGTCTGTGAGAGGTTCAATGTCCACCAGATAACCAGCACCCAGTGGTTTTTTCTTTTTCATCCTCGTTGAGGTCATCCCCACTCCAATGGGCTCCTCCGAGGTCTTTTTTCTTCTTGGCATACTAAATCTTCTTTACTCTTGAACCAGGTGCTTTTGCTGCTTTTCCTAAAACATCATTCCAACCAGGATTTTTTGCAATTAGTTTATTCTGCCAGTCGCCAACCTCTCCCGGTTGAGGACATGTTGATGGATCTGACCAGTCTCTTGTCCAATCAGGATTATCTTCTTTCCACTGATCCCATTCATGGACACTCATCACCACTTCTTTTTGTTCACCAGTCTTTTTATTGACTACAGGATATGTTGACATAGTTAAAAATCCAAGATAAGAATATTTAGACCCATTCCAGGGCTTCGGAAACAGCAGGGAACTGCTCAACAAAAACTTCCTTACATGCATGTGCAATGTCCATGTGCTCTTTCTGAGTTCCATGTGCAGAGCGTAGATTGATGTAATGAATCCATGAACG